CTGAAAGCCATCTTCAACATGGTTGGCCTGACCTCGACGGAGCAATCGTTCGTGGACAACTACTGGTTGGCGACTGAACGCTCCACAAAGATGGAGGTACTCGATTTGAAGGCTCTGGAAAACATCAACTCGATCTTCAACAAATACTACAAGGATTAGGCCATGCGTATCTCGGTATTGCTTTTCCAAAGTTCGACAACAGGTACCTTATGCTTCTACCCAAAGACGAAAATATCTTCGGAGTATGCTCGCATACGAGACCTGGTTATCACCGAGTTGGTGTCTAACGATATGGTAGTCGTACATCATGTACCGCATGATTTGCCTATGGACAAAATTCTTGGTGAGCCCATGTTAGTCCACCATCTGGTAAACGTATTACGGTCATGTGTGGGAACCTCATGCGACATTCAACTCACGCTCATCAATTCTTATGGCTACATTTTGAGACTGACAGGTATGGCAACTCAGTTGAAAGATGCAGTAAATAAGATCGAGTCGCTGAAAGGCAGCACAGTGATTGCTAATGTGGAAGTGGCACACTGCTAGGTCCAGGAGAATGTATGGAAGTCATTAGTCGCAGGAAGAAAAAACCAGAGCGTAACCAACCAGACGAGGACGATCTGCCCACAAAGATCGAAGTCGATAAGTCCCTGGTTGAGCGAATAGTACCAGGGAGTGTGTGGCGTGCGAAGTCCTTCAAATGGAATCCACTGACCTTTGTGACCGAAAGCGAACAGCTTAACAGCAAGTTCATGGAGTCAACGGTTCAAGATAAATCGCTTCAAAGATTCATCGACGATCCGGTAAGACCACAAACGTACGCAATCGGGGGTAATCCAGACGATGTGCAGGCCAAGTATTTTGCAGCCTACCTAATGGGCCTGCACATGAAGGCATTGAAGGGCCACGCGAATCCTATGTGGGCAACGATATACGGAGGATTCGATAATCCGTTTATCGACAAAGAGAAGGGGCGCCCATCAATCATCGTGATGACGAACCTGACTCTGATATCAACCAACCAGAAACTAGAAAAAGCCAGAGACACGTTGGAGTACTATGCGGATATTCCGCGCATTGTAATCAACGTAGGCATCGATCCGATTTCGTTCTTCGCCACCAAGTTGTTTTTGCCGGTGAACGGTATCGCTTACTTTGCTGATTCTCTAATCAAGCGGGCTGTGGAGGTCATCTAGCATGGGACTAAAGTTAGCAAGTCCAAAAGCAGAGCTAAACGTATTACGGGGATTGCTCCACAAAGACCCAAAGATAAGTGGCACACTTATCGGAGCAGTCGATGAGACTTATTTCTACTCGCCAGAATCAATCGAGATTTACGAAGCGGTGATGCGCAACATGAGCGTCAATGGTCGGAACCCAACATACCGGATTCTGATTGAGGACCCAGAGTTAAGCGATGAGGCCCGGGATCACCTAAAGGATTCCTCGGCCAATGTGCAGTCGATTGCGGATGCCAACAAAGCCGCCACGATATTGAACAAGTATAGACAGCGCAGGGGTCTCTACAACATCGCAGCCGATATAGGGCAGCAGTTCAAGAAGTCCAAGGTCGACATCGATAGCCTGATGCATCGTATGACGACGGCAATCAACATCGTTCAAGCCAAGAAGGCAACCGACGACGATTTTCTTCACTTCGGGTTAAACAATAACTCGAAAAAGATGGTCGATGAGATTCTTGATGGGGACCGTTCGGAAGACATCATCCCAACCGGCATCGAAGAATTCGACAAAGAAGCTGGTGGATTTGCCCGAGGCTCGCTGGTAACGATCGGCGCGAACTCTGGCGGGGGTAAGTCGATATGTGCTAGTGCCTTAGCAGTAAATATGGCAGAAGCAGGATACAAAGTGCTTTTAGTTCCTTTGGAAATGTCAAAGAATGAAATGACGGCGCGTATTCTAGCCAATATCACCAATACAGACTTTAGTCCACTGTGGCTTCAAAAGCTATCAGAGGAACAAAAAGAGAAGGTACGTTCGCGGCATCGCAAGTGGGTAAAGCGGGCGAAAAAGCGTGGTGGGCGTTACACCATCTTTAAACCGAAGCAAGACCTGACCATCGAAGAAATCATGGCGTCGATTAACGCCTTTGATGTCGATGTCGTCATCATCGATTACATTAGTTTGCTCAAAGGTGTAGACGGTGACGATCAAGTAAAGGCTTTAGGTCGAGCAGCGCGCTACGGTAAGATCAGCGCTGAGAATAGCAACAGGGTTCACATTCTCGTTTGTCAGGTCGATGACAACGGGAAGATCAAATACGCCAGGGCTATTTCGGAACACAGTTCCAATAGCTGGCTATGGATATCGACGCCGGAGATTAAGAACGACGGCTGGGTTGTTAAAGTTGAACAGCCTAAGTCACGTAACAGTTTAAGCTTCCCCTTCTTGATGCGTATCGATGGTTCAAAGATGCGTGTCTATGGTGTGGGTATGCAAGAGACAGAATCTCTGGCGAAGGTAAAGAAAGGGAAAGAACTTCCCAATTTGGCAACCGCCGATGTTTAACTTTAAGAGGAAATAAAATGAGCGATCAAAACCAAGCAGCAAACCAAGAAGTGGCAGCCGATCAACAAATCACCGTTCGCATCGGTTTCGAGCAGGCACTGGATCAAGCGTCGCCAACGTGGCGTGAGAACTGGAGCCAGGCCGCCGTGGACAACGCACGATTCTTCTACAACGCTGGCGTGCGTGATACCTCGATCTTCGCCTCGTCGGCTGTTCAAAACATGAACCAAGCCATCGCGAACCTGCAAAGCGGTTACCAGTCGATCAACGAACTGGCACAACGTCCTCAACAAGGCGGCGTGATCCCACCGGAGATTGCAGCCGCTGCGGCCACCGAAGAAACACCAGCGGAAGACACCTCGGCCGAGTACGATGCGGTTCAAGCCGAACACGATGCAGTGGTGAAACAGCAAAGTGAAGACGAAACGTCGGCTGATCTGGACCAGGCGCAGCACGACGAATCGCAGGCTGCTGAAACGCCGGTTCCTGCCGCAGAAGAAGCGCCAGTGCCTGCAGCTACGGAAGCACCAGCCGCGCAGTAAAAAGTGCACCATACAGCCTGGTTCTAGCTATCGTAGACCAGGTCTGGCACGCTGTTTTTAACGCTCATTAGCTATGCTACGGGCGCTGGTATAGACGTGCAAAAGGGAGCTAATCCGCAAAGATTAGCTCCCTTTCTTACCTCTGTACTACTTACATTGCCATCGTGCCTTCGACCTGCTCAATGACCTCACGCAGATACGCCGGAGCGTACCCAAACAGCTTTTGGTAGTAAGTGATTTCCTGGTCGGCGTCTGCGCGCGAAATACCGGTAGCCAGAATACGCTTGTGTACGTCGTTAGGAATCTGGATGCCTTGCTCACCTGTAGCAACCACGGTAACGACTTGATCGAAATCAATCACCGTTGCCTGGCGATCCGAAGCTGCCACGACTTTCAGCACTTTCTTGCCAGCGTTCACGCCGACGCAGAAGCCGTAGTCCATGTCGCCCGAAGCCGACGCGAAGGCGACGAATTCACGTTTGGCGACGGAGGCCAGCGCGATGTTGTTCAAACGTGGAACGTTGCCGCGCGGATTGGTTGCCGCCGAAACGAGTTCCGACAGGTCCTCGTTACCGTGACGTGCCAGGTAGGTACCAGAGGCGCCCTTGCGAACTTCCCACAGCGACTTGTCTTTGTCATCCATCATCATGTTGTTCGACATCACCTTGTAGCTGGCTTTCAGTTCCTTTGGCTCGACAACGCGCACTTCTTGGTTTGCACGGATGAAGCCCAATGCAACACCGGCGCGAACGTGCGTGAACGAGTTCTCGATTGGTGTAGCCAGGTTGTCGAGTTGTTCGCTCAACGAAGCCGTTATCGCCTGACGGTCGAATTTGCCTGTGAAGGAAATTACCACTTTAGCGATCTTGTTTGCCATGATCTTGAAGTCGGTGATGGCTACAGTGTTAGGATCAATACCTTTAAAGTCAATCATGTTACACTCCTAGTCTTTGACGCTCTATGGCGGGAGAGTTGAGTAAGCCTCGTAAGTGAGGTCTTAGTAAAATTATTTCTTGCGTATTACGGAGATACGCCATTGCGTTGGATCGCCACCAAGCATTGCTCTGCTAGGATGCGGATCAAAGAAGGGCTTACCGTTCTTGCCCACTATAGCATGATAAGTGCCGTTACCTCTTGGAGACGGACCACTCATTTCGTGGTACAAGTCTGGGTCACCTTCACGCCAGTGATAGATCAGACTTACGTTAGGCAGAAATTCGTAGCCTCTGTTTTCAAGCCAATCATACAGCCTGTTCCAAAAGCCATGAACTTCGTCTGCCAACTGCATGAAGTGAGGGACCTCCGCGATTGGTAGCTCAAGCAGCGATGCTATCACTGCCCGAGCGCAATCACCTTGTATACCCTTTTCACTATCGTGCAGAAACTCTTGATCCTGCGGTATCATTACTGGTCGTCCCAGAAGTCAAACGCGAAGGTGATGGACAGCGAAACCAAACCTGATTCAGCGCCGTTCAGTGCCACCTCAGCTATAACGTCTGGCCACATACCAGTGACACTGCAGGTTTTCGTTACAGCTGGTATGTCGTTGTAAACCACGACCTGTGAGTTGACTTTGTACGCGGAAGCCAGCATACCACTGTTGTTGACCCAGTCGCGCATTGTGTGCCAGCGACGGAACTTCTCGCGCGTTGCCCAATCGCTGGTTTCCAAGAAGGTAGCAGAAATCGAGTGCGAGTAGGTTTTGCGACCAGCGTAGATCAGTTGCACACCATGCAGAGGAACCTCTACGCGGTCGATGGTGGAACCTGGCATATCGGTCGTCTGACATTTGAACGTCAGGTCGCGCGTATCCGAGGACCCCGGAATGGTTGGCAAGAACAGATCGAAGTTCCAAGACTGTGCGGGGTCTTGAATGCTCTGAACGTCTTGCAATGAAGTACGAGCCATATTTTACTCCTTGTTTAGCGGGAGGCCCGAAGACCTCCCTTGGAATTAGCTTGGTTGACCGTTCACTTGTTGCAGCACCTCGGAGAACGAAACGCCTTGTTTCGAGATAACCATCTGCAACTGAATTTCGTGAATTGGAATCACCGGAACGATGACGACCGTTACCACACGAACACCTGAATTCAACTGAGCCGCCGAGTTGTTCGATGAATCGCTGACCACATCGAAGCTAGAAATGCCGCGTGCGTTCTGTATCAATTGCAGGTACTGCGAACACGAGGTAACGATCTGCCGACCGGTGAAATCATCATCGGGTTCTTCCAAGCTATACAGCAGGAAGGAGTAGAGCGAGGTCTTGATGACGTTGATGATACGACGCACCGAAATCCAGCTCAAGGCCGATGGCTGTGCAGCCAAAGTCGTTTGCTCCCACAGCGCGATACCCTGACCGATGAAAGTCCGGGTGTAGTTGACCTGCGCTTGGAACAGTGCCGTCGATTCGCCGTCATCGAAGGTATAGCGCGTCTTCAAGACGTTGACGATACCACGATTCAGACCCGCTATCGAGAAACTTGGATTGGCGACACGGTCCGTGCGGGCGCACAGTGCGGCAGCCCAACCAGAGAACGGTACGAATTGCTGCTTGCCGTTGATCAGGTCGGCTTCCAAAACGTCTGGGTTGAACAGACCGCTGTAAGTCGAGTTCAGGTTCAACTGCAGGTTGCGATAGTTAATCGCTGCCTGGAATTGCTGCGAGTTGGATGGTACGTCCAACATTGCCACCGTATCACCACGACCTTGGGCCAAAGTATCCATTGCCAACTGCACCGTTGGGGTCGCGTGACCACCGTTAATCAACGTGTTGATTTTGTACAGTTGCTTGTTGGCAAAAACGCCGTAAGCAGCTGCCACGTCAAAGGCCGTAGGCGCCGTACCGCTGTCGCCTGACGTCATCAGCGCCGGCAAACTGGAATTGATTTCAGGCACCGTCAACAACGCTGGTGTGTTATTTGTCACCAGCATGTAGTTCGAGTAACCGTTGATGCGACTTTCGAGTTCCGTCGAAGTACCGGTCGAATCGATACCGTCTTGCAGGGTACACAAGAACGATTCGACTGGCGAGTAGACCGAGCGCGTCGTATCGTAAACGTTGACCGTGAACTGCGGGTTCGGTGGCGGCAGATTTGCAGGGCTCGTAATCGGCAGGTGCGTGGTATCTGGCGTGATGGCGCCTGTATCGGTAAACGTGTAGGTACCTTGACCCACAGTCATCAACTCACCTACGGTAGTAGTATCGCGACCGTAAATGACGTAGCCGATTGCCAGTGGAACTGGGTCCCAGGTCAACACATTGGAGTTCGTTACCGAGACACCCGCGATAACGATGACGACCGGCGCGGAGGCAAGTGTTTCGCCTGCCTGACCTAGGGCAGAAACTTGATATTGGTAAGTCGCTGGCGGAAGTACACCTCCGGTAGTGCTGCTACTGCCCAGGAAGTTGGCTGGTGTCTCGATGTTATTCGACACGATTTCCACCGACGTCGTACCAGCGTAAGACCCAGGGCCGTGTATCGGGTAGAACAGCGCGACTGGTGTATCGGATGGTGCTGGCATCAGAACGCTCCAATTAGGCAGCGTAGGATCAGGGATACCGACGGGAGCAGACTCCAACGCAGACACCGTACCGTTAGAGTACAGGGTTACGCCACCATAGACTGCATCGGAATGGACGCCACGGCAAGCCCACAGCGCGTTGCCTTCCTTGAAGTAATCCAGACCACAGTAGACGTCGAACGAGATTTGCGCGTTCGGGTTACCATACTCTGCGATGTAGTCGTCAGCGTTCGTGAAGTATTTCGGGAACGGCGAACCTTGATTGGACACCACCACTTGGCAGGCAACTGACGATGATGCCGAAGTGATAACCTGACTCAGGTTAATTTCTTGGATGCGAACATCCGATCCTTGTTGTTGAAGGATGGTAGACATTTTAGACCTCCTTCACAGTTACGGTATTAGGATGCTTTTGCATCCAACGCGGGTCAACGTCCATGCCGTCCCGCAACGTGGCACGGCTGCGAGCCATGATCTGAACAGAATCGAGTTTGCCATCGCTGTGGCGCACATCAACCTGCTGAGTCGTCCGCGTCAAGTTAATGACTAGCTTCTTCATTGTAGCTCCTCTTAATTGAAGGGAAAGAACTGGGCGCCTACGCCTGCTACCGCCATGTGCATTTCAACCGTGGTTACTACCCCTTGTGTCGCCAACATTTCTTCTGAGGTGTATCCGTGAACAGTGAGCGTTGAGGTGACTAAATACTTACTCTCCGCCTCAACCTTGTTCTCTCCTTGCGGAGTTTGAACCTGCTCGCTTAAAGTCAGCGATATGGGGAACTGTAAGCGCCCGTAGTCCACATTAAATTTAAGCCAGCCTGCTCGTCTTGCGAACAACCAGCGCTTCTGAAATCCCATCACGGAGCCCTGCCCGCCCAAGAACTTATTGGTAACAAATTCGACTTCAAAATCGAAATTCGTCGGCAGCACACGTACAGCTTGCCCTTGATTCTCGTTTACCGATACCATTAAGCCCTTTCGCACCAAGCGATTAGGATTATAGGAATCAGTATTGTGGCTCAAGGTAGTGGGGACCAAAAACATATAAGGGTATACGATATCACGCCCATTGAACATACGCTGCAAGGCCGCTTGCTTATCATTCGCTGGCGTAATGATTGCAGGGCAACCAAAGACTTGTATTGCCCTCAGTACCAGCCCATCAAAGACAAAGTTCTCAATCGGTAGGACTGTATCCATTTTAGCTCCAC